AATGACAAGGAAATTAAAAGCAGTAGCGCCAGCGGCGCGAGGTAGCCAACGGGCTAAGATTATTATCAGCGGGGGGGCTGGAGTCGGTAAAACGTGGTTTAGCTTAGACTTCCCCAGCGTCTATTACATTGACGTGGAGGGTTCGGCAGAGCGTAGCCACTACGCTAAAAAGCTAGAAAAGTCCGGCGGCGCTTACTTTGGGACCGCCGAAGGATCACAGGACCTAGCCACTGTAACCGAAGAAGTGATAACGCTGGCAACGGTTGAGCATCAATACAAAACCGTGGTGATTGACTCATTCAGTAAGCTGTACAATATAGCGTGCTACGAAGCCGAGGCCCGCGTCGGTAACGACTTTGGAGCCGATAAGAAAGAAGCTAACAAGCCAACGCGGAAATTGCTGCACTGGCTGGATAAGCTAGATATGAATGTGATCCTGATTTGTCATCCAGCCGACAAGTGGGAAAAGGGCGAGGTTACCGATACCACGTTTGACGGCATGAAAAAGCTAGACCACGAGTTAGACCTGTGGATAGAGGTCTTAAAGCAGGGCAAGAGCCGCAAAGGGCGGATTAGAAAAAGCCGGCTTGAGGGATTTGAAGAGGGCGAGCGGTTCCCGTTTGAGTTCGACGAATTTGCCGAGCGTTACGGGGTAGAGCATATAACCGCTGATCCTGTGGTGACTGTCAGCGTAGCAAGTGAGCAACAGGTAAGCGAGCTAGAAGCGAAAGCCCGCGAGGCTGGAATTGGCCAAAGTACGGTTAACAAGTGGCTAAAAAAGGGAGGCGTCGATTCGCTTGACCTTTTACCGGCTGACATTGTAGACAAGTGCTTGGCGTATTGCGATGAAAGGCTGGCCGGCAATGGTTCCAGTTAGTCGCGATTTAGAAGCGAAACTTAAAGTAGCTGACTGGGTGGCGGTCGATCCTATGTATCTACAGGGGCTGACGTTATCCCAGATAGACCGAAAGATTTATAAACAATTCAAATTACGAGTAGGCCGTCGGTCGCTCGTAGAGATTCTTAATTTTTACAAGGTGCAATACAAATGCAATTTGACCCTAAAGACGTTGGCGAACAAGAACGCAAAATACTAAAGGAAGGCGAATACGATTTCGAGGTTATCGACGCTGAAAACACGGTATTTGAGGACGACGAAGGCGAACACGAACAAATCAAACTTTCGTTGCGCGTGTTTTACGACGACGGCACGATAAGAATAAACACGTGGGTAGGCTATCCTAAAAAGAAGCTATGGCGTTTAGAGCAGTTTTGCAAAGCCGTCGGCCTTGATAAACAATGGGAAGCTGGCGAAGTAAGCCCCGATGACTGCATTGGAGCCGCTGGAAAATGTATTTTGGGTATTTGGAACGAACGTAACACGGTTAGGAAGTTCATGGCCGATGAATCGCCAAAAAAAAAGAAACGGCAATTGTCGGCAGTTGAGTTAGATAATATGACTCATTCTAAATCTAAGCTAAAGGCAAAGGCTAAAGAGTTTTACAACGCAGTAGACGACGAAGCCGACGGCGACGATATACCCTTCTAAGGGTTAGTGCTGGTAATGGGAGTTTCAGCGCGTAACCCCGCTGGGGGTGTACTCAGCGGGGTTTTATGAAACATAGACACGAGATAGCGGCAATAGTCACTATAGCGCTAATGCTTCCCTGCAGGCCGGTCGTTTTGATACTTGGCACCTATTGTTTTATTCAATATTTAAGGTCGAAAAATGATAAGCGAAAACGAACAAGAAAGCATAGCCGAGGCAGCGCGGATCGCACTAAATAACGTTGCTCACGGTCTCGATATAATTAATAAGATTTTGCAGGATAGCCGATTCAAAAAGGCTAACAAGTTTACAGAATTGGCAACACGCGCACAGCTGGAAACATATCAAGACCAGCTAAACATTAGCAAAATTGCGCTTTCGTTAATCTTGCGAGACGTTTCGGACGATAAGAAACATAAAGCCAATCGCAAACTTTCGACGGTTGGCTAACTGGGTTAAGGCTCACCGCAGGGGTTGTTTGGCGGTGAGCCTTTATTATTTGGAGGGGTAAGAGATGCAAGGATTTATAAAGCTACACCGTAGGCTGTTAGAGTCAGAAGCGTTTGAAGATGCGCGATTATTAAAAACGTGGCTGTGGATATTGTGCCGGGCGAATTTTAAGCCGGTGATCCTGAACGACGGAACTCAGTTAAAAACGGGCGAGTTTGCTACCAGTTACAACCGCGCAGCACTAGCGCTGAACTGCACACCGAACACGGTAAGAGCGCATTTTAGGCGGTTAACGAAGATGCAACAAATCTACACACGAAGTAACACACGGTTTACCGTCGTAAGTGTCTGTAATTACAGTAGTTACCAACATACAGACAGCGAAAGTTACACACCACCTGCACAACCAACTAATACGCAAATTGAGTTACCAACTGCACAGCCAGCTGCATACAGAAGAAGAAAACAAGAAAACAAGAAAACAAGAAAAGAGGGTTTTGTTTTTTCTGGTAGTGAAAAGAGGCAAGAGGCGTTAGCCAAGTGGAGCGAGTACAAGGGCAAGACGTACACTGATCAACAGAAGCAAGCCCTAGAGAATTCATTAGACGGTTTAACGGACGCCGATATACAATTGAAGATTAACAGGGCCATAGCTTCAGGCTGGAAAGGGCTAGGCGACCTAACGCCGGAAGTTAGAGACAACCCCCAGCCGGCCAAAGCATGGAAAGCAGGCGAACGGGAACGGGCCGAGATACACGATTTAGTGAAACGATTAGAAGCGGCTCGGAAAGCTGGACACACAGACACAGTAAACAGCCTACAAAAGGAATTACAAGAGTATGCGAGCAAGGTACGTTAAACCCGGCGAGAATAAGCGGGTTAGGATCATCACTAACAACGTGGACGCATTGGCCAAGCTAGACAAGGCGTTAGATTCTCAAGGATTTGAACAGGTAGGGCTAGTACGGTTTTTGTTGCATTTAATTACGGCAGGACGCCGGAAGCGGGCGAAGGTTGATAGTCCTAGAAAATGAAAATCTGATCATTCTAACGCCGACAGGGGTAGAGGCGGAAGCAATACACAGGGCCATTTGTTCTAAACGTGGGGCCTTATGGGTACTTGGCACCAATGCCAATCAATGGGTAGATGAACACACAAGCCGAATCCCTGACCGATGGCTAAGCTACGACAGGGCGTTAGTAGTACGCAACCCGTTTACTAGAGCTCTAGCGTTGTTTGAAGAATACAACCAGCACCGGGAAAAGGTGATTAATTCAAAGCCCTACACGTTTGCTGAGTTTATAGGTAATTTGGCTCGGTTAGATTGGCACTATAGCGAAACAATAGCCGACTGGGTGAGCTTTCACGATCCGGTTAAGGTCATACACTATGAAACAATATCGAAAGACTTAAAAGCGTTAGGCGTAACCTGCCGGTTAAAACTGCCCGAAATTGATAATTGGCGGCAGCAGTGGTATAAAATCGGGGCTGAGCTAATTATTTATTTTAGAGCGTTTGCTGTGCAGGATGTTTTTAAGTATGGGTACGCCGAAAAGGTCATTAGCGAAATAGAAGCGAGGGCGAGGGCGTCAAAATATGACTAAAGAAATACACATATTGAGCTTAGGCGCTGGGGTGCAGTCTACAGCGCTTTATCTTATGGATTTGGACGGTGATTTAGACGTTAAGTTCGATTATTGCATTTTTGCTGATGTAGGTGATGAGCCTATAGCCGTTATGGATCATCTTGGCTGGTTACAGGATCAAGGGGGTTGTGAAATACTTATCAGGTCTAACGGTTGTTTAGGCGATGACATCTTAAACGGGAAAAATTCTAGCGGACATAAATTTATTAGTATCCCAGCTTTTACATCTACCGAAAAAGGGGTTGGTCAATTAAGGCGTCAATGCACATCTGAATATAAAATAAGCGTTGTTGAAAAGACTATTAGACGCGAAATATTAGGGTTAAAACCTCGGCAGCGAGTGCCAAAAGACGTTAAAGTTTGGCAATACGTCGGATTCAGCATGGACGAAGCCGGCAGAGCTGCAAGGGCTAGAGGTCGATTTAATCAGCGAGGGTGGCAAGATGTACGCTTTCCGCTGATCGAAGATAAAATGACGCGGCAGGATTGTATAAATTATTTGGAGAACAGGGTTCCGCATGAGGTGCCGCGTAGCGCTTGCGTTTATTGTCCATACAAGTCTAACCGCGAATGGTTAAGGCTAAAAAAGGCAGGCGGCCCAGATTGGGAAAGAGCCGTAGAGATTGACGAAGCATTGAGAAGCGACGTTTTCTACCAGCGAAACGCGAGCAATTCAATTTACCTACATAGAAGTTGTAAACCGCTAAAAGAGTGTAATT